GGCCCCTCTTTCGAGAGGCCACAATAGGAGCCTGGTAATCTCCTGTTGCATACAATCCCTTAACATGGCACCACCCTCAAAAGTGGGAGAGCAGTGTTAATACCATACTAATCTAACAATTAGGATGTTAACATGTTGTTAAAAATGTACCACAATCTCCTAGCTGTGACAGCAAAGGAAATATGTGATACCAACATTTACCACCTTTGTAAACTTTATCGGGACATCGTACGAAAGTACGAACGTCACCATGGACGAAAGTTCATGGTAAAACGTATGAAAGACCTTAATGCAATAGCAGAAAGGTATGCCATGCGTCAACCGATAGAGCCTATAAAGTTCTATAAGTCCGATGTGGATGGTTTTCCACGCGAATTAAGGTTGTTTAAGCCTTATCTCCGCAACGAAGATCCAAACGTAGTAAAAGTAGCACTTTCTATTTTTAGAACGTGTGAAATATTCCGTTTACCACCTAGCCATGATATATCAACTGTTGTTAGACAGCCGACATATGATGAAAAGGTTGTAGAGGATATCATCCTTTACATCCCTAAATTCATACGGAAGTTGTCAAAGCTTCGGTATAAATCTTTGGTTTATCACTTTACCGTCAAGAATGGACCTAACGGTCCAGCCTTGGCGACTAGTGATAAGGACTTACATGCTGTGAGGCAGGATGCCGACATTTACAGTGCTTTACGCACTGTAAGTGCTAAGTTAGGCGATTATGATCTACCTGATGATGCATATCCGGCCGAAGGGCCGGGTATACACTCTAAGCTAACTCAGTTTCCTGAGAAAGCTGGGAAGACGCGCACGATAGCTGTAATTGACTATTACAGCCAACGTGCACTATTCCCCCTTCATAGAGCCTTAATGGCTATATTAAGGAAGATTCCATCAGATGGAACATTTTCACATAGGAACATAGGTAACTATGCTAAGGAAGCCACAAAAGATAAATCTTTTATAGCGACCTCAGACATGACAGCCTTTACTGATTTGTTTCCCGCTGTATTGCAGCGCGAGCTGCTAATGCAGATGGAACCAGATCAGGACCTCGCTAATGCATTTTGGACACTTCTTGCGAAGCGCCAATTTACAGTAGCTTGGTCAGGCGAACATGTTTCCTATGGTACAGGGCAGCCAATGGGCGCTTACGCGTCCTGGCCACTTTGTACACTAACCCATCATCTAGTGATGCACTATTGTGCTTATAAACATCACATACGTG